ATTGGTCCATGCTAGCGAATTTATGTAACGTATCCATTGGATCAATCTTTTGGGCCACGCTTGTATAAATGATCGAACTGGCTAGCAATCTTGCCGATTGTTTATTATTAGTTAGTTTTTCAAAGAATCCAATGATTGCGTCGTCAACATTCTGTGCCACTGTAAAACTAGGTTGGTAAAAGTTGTTAAAGAAATCTAATGTTGTCGTGTTACTTGACAATACAGAATCTGATAAATTATTAGGTGTTGACATGATTATTATTTGATAGTATCTTTTTGTGCTTGTGTTGATAAAATTGTTTGATTCACTGTAGTAAGTTCTGTGTTCTTAGATGCAGAAACGGTGACTGCTTTAGTTTTAATGTCTGACTGTAAATTTATATCACGCTGTATCTGCGCCAATAGTGCTGTTTTATTAGGATTAGAATCTGGTAATGCTTGAGTAGTGGATAATTTTGAATTTAATGCATTTAAGGTAGCTGTGGCAGTTCTCACTTGTCGGTCTGCCGCACTTGCATCTTTGGTTATAGTTGCTTGTTGTGTTTTTAAAGATGCAATCTGATTAGTTAGTGTTCTTTTTTGTGCGTTAACATCCATTTGATGCTGATTGGTAGCTGGTTTGTTTCTTAATTCATCGTTTACTATTTTTATTACCTTAGAACTTGCAACTCCTGCTAATGCAGCAGCTACACTATTTCTAGGAAACGATCTAGTATAGTTGCTGATAGTAGAACGTAACGATGTGCTTACTTGTGTTTTAAGTAGTTGTTTCAAATCGTACTCAGTTGGTAGAGGATTAACTCCGCTGGCTAATTTCACTATGCTATCTTTTAAGTTTATTCCACCAAACGGTGTAGTTACCATACCATTACTGTTGAGTAAATTAGGTACAAATGTATTAATGTCAGGATTAAATTGTTTTAGTGAGTCACTAATTGAACCAGACAAATCGGCAAAATTTGCATTTTTTAAACCAAAGCTACGTTGTTCAGTTAATCCTAACATGTTGCTGTACATATTTGTACCAAACGCACTATTTTTATTAAAACTTGGAATGATCGAGTTAGTTACATTATTTCCACTGTCAACTTGGTATCCAGTTTGTGATTTGATTCCGCTTGTTGATTTATCATAGTGTAATGTTGCAAACCCCGACGGAGTTCCTGCGCTAGTAGTTCCGGCGCCATATAACACAGTTTCGTACTCAATAATCATTTCGTGAGTCATCGGTTCACTTTCGCCTTGTGCGTGTGACCCGTGCCTGAAACTTTTGATAATAGGGTTGACTAAAATGTATTCACTAAACTTTTTTTGATGTAGACTGTATAGTCTAATAGACTTTAAAAATGGTTCGGCACTATTTGGTGTAAAACCAAAATCGGTTACAGTTTGATTTCCATTGTATTTTTGTGTTTTTCCAGTGTAGGGATCTTGTGTTAATTGATAGTCGGCGTCTCTGTAATAGTGTTTAAAATAACTAGTCCAAAAATTTCTAACTACATCGGCACTATCATCATTGAAAGTAATAGTGATAGTTTCATACTTCATTTTAGTCTGAACAATTGATGATCTATTGTAGGCATTAACTGTTTTTGTTTCTACGGAGAATTTTGGTAAATCAGCTTTTTTAACCATCATACCAATTTCGTATTTGGCATTCGGTCCTCCTGCTAATTTAACAGCAGGGTTAACATCGATAAACAAATGAAACAAGAAACCAAGTTTTGGAACAAGTCTATACTGATCGCCCACAAACAACCTGCTGGCGTGTGCGTAATCTTTTAATACTTTTTTAATTGGTCTCAAGGCCATGAAAGCTCCTATTGTCTAATATTTATCTCATTAAAAAAGGGCCCTAAGGCCCTTTTTATTTTGCTGTTAATATTAGTTAACGTTATCGCCTACGGTACGTCCAACTGATGTACCAACACCTTCGCCAACGCCTTGTGATGCATTGTCAAATCTTAACGTGATTTGTATTGTTACCGCTTCACTGTTTGCATAGTTAACTTCTTGGTAGTTGGCTTCTTTAACTAGGCAACCATACAATTCCCATGTTTCTAGTACTGTGGGTTGGTCTGCACCGTTGCCACCGTCAAGCATTTCACAACGTGTAACAAACTTATAGTCGCTTCCGCTGGCAGCAGAACTTTGCTCCATAAAGTCAAATTGCTTTTGTAGTTGCTCGCCGATCAATCTGCTGACATTGCCAGCAGCATCGTCACGTAATGATACTGTAACATCGCCCCAACTTGGTTTGCCAGCTAGTTTAACCATACTGTTATAAACATGTACGTCAATATCTGCAAAAGTAACCGTTGGACGACTAAACGAAACAACTTGTTTTGTTAATTCAACTCTGTCCGAACTTACACCAAAGTTTTCAAAGCTAACTCTGAAACGATATTGTAATTTTGGCATTAACATGCCCTGTGCGCTAGCACTTTGGTTAGTGTTTAACGGTACTGTAAATCTTGTTAGTGAGGCAATTGCCATACTTTTCTCCTAAATCTGATAAAAATATTTATGACTTTTCAAACAAAAAAATTCTGGGTGTAATTGTCATTAACATTAGCTTTAATAAAAATTCTATAAAGTTAGAAATAGGCACCTTAGTGCCTATTTTCTTGACTATTATTTCAATCCGCTAATTGTGCCAGGGTTCTTAAGTCTTAGAGGAATGTAAATAAACTCAACATCCTTCATTGGCTCAATTGCTATGTCAACATATAGTTCGTTACGTGCAATACGATCTGATGTGTTGTTGCTAGTATCGCAAACAACCAAGTAATCATATAGACCACGTTTTGCAATTAGATCGTTTAGTACACCTTCAACAAGTTGTTTAACTTGATCACGTGTAATTTTATCATTTGGCTCAAACAAGAAACCATTTGCAACACCGCGCAATACTGTACGTAAGTAGTTAACTAAACGTGCTACATTGATACGATCCATTGAACTTCCTGCACCACCGACCGATGGAGCACGAGTCTTTTGACCATAAACTACAATGCCAGCACCTTGTAACAATGTGATTGGGTTCAATCTCTTTTCGTACAATGTGTCTCTTAGTTGCTGGCTAATACCAGAACGCACAAACAATCCGCTTGTAGCATCAAGATAACCAATTGCAGTTGCATTGTCAACTAGACCGCGACGTGTGCCAGCTGGCGCAAACCACTGATAGCTTAGATTGTCACTGTGCAAGAATGTACGCAACATCATATGGCTTGCTGGTACACAAATCTCATTGCCGGCTAGATCTGAACTTAATGCGCTTGGATAGAAAATACCAAGGTACGAATCAGCTACAGTTTGTGCTGCATCGTATGCAGTAATATCTGTCATAGTTGCTGGTAATGTCAATGGTGTATCACCAATAACAAATCCTGTATTAACACGGTCATTGTTTAGTTGTACCATGTTAACAATTAGCTCAGGATAACCAGGGCATGCTAGCAAGTTAAATGCATATGCTTCTTCGCGTAGGTCTGTGCTACCGTCGATAGCAGACTTTAATGCTTCTACAACTACATTGCGTTGAGCTTTGTGTCCTAGCTTAGGTGAACCATCTTCATTCAATCCAATTTCAGATACCCAAGTTGATTTTACTGTTGGTAAATCACCTTCTGTGACATTAAATGATTGTGTGTTGAAATAATCAGCAACAAACTTTTTAACACCAAAACCGCTGCGACGTGTGTTAAACAATAATGCGCCACGTGGGTATAGTCGGAAGTTAGGAGCATCTAAATCAGTGTAGTTACTGGTTAACAAAGTAGAAGTGCTTACTAAAGATCCAGTAACTGTATCCGATTCACCATCTGTGTCCCAACGAGCATCTGCAAAAATGATGCCATTTTGGCTAGTACGATCCGTGTTATCAATTAGTACCCACTTACCACTAGAATTGTATCTATAGATGCGTGGATAATTTTCTAAATCACCAGAATCCAACCATAAGTCGCCAGGAGCCAAACTTGCACCACTTGCACCACTTTGTGTAGTAGGTTTAGTTGGGCTAACAATAACTCCATTTGGATCAGTTGCAGTCAAGTCGTAACCACGTGAATCGCGCGATACACCCTTATAGCCTCTCCATCCGGTGGCATCATTGATCATGATATCAACTTCTGTTGCATCATCGTAATACCAATATGTGCCAGAAGCTGGCGCAGTAGATGGTTCGGTATTACTGTATGTATAAGTCTCTGCTCTCCAATTGGTTAAGTTTAATGTGCTAGACACAATGTTAGGCACAATACCAACTGTATTAGAAGTAAATCCGGCTACAGTAATTGGGTTACGGCTACTAGGATTGCTTCCGTTGATCAAAGAAATCACACCGCCTGAACGATGAGAAATACTAATGTGTCCCGATTGTTCAACTGTTGCTGTTACATTTGGAATGTTTTGTGCCAATATTGCTGCCACAAAATCACTTGCCGATCTTCCAGCTAATGTACATGTGTATGATACAGGAACGTCAGTACCAGGAACCGATACAACCATACTAAATTCATCGTCAACATTAAATGCTGTTCCGCTAGGCGCAACATCACCAGTAACTTTTACTTGACCTTTAGTTAATAGTGTATAGATTGTAAAGCTACCAAGTCCATTGTTAAGCGAGTCGCACTTGACAAATTCAGTGCCCGCTGCAATTGCAGAACCACCGGAAGTTATATCTAAACTGTACAATGCTTGGTAAAGGTTAGGATAGACTGGTGCGGCTATAGATTTCCATGCTGCAGAACTTTCGCTATAACGTTTAATGGTAAAGTTTGCACCATCACCTTGTGATGAAGTTTTTATCCAGACGCTATGACTTGGGCGAGTTATGTCATCATAAAGCGACCAGGCAGGAACATCAGCAAAACTACCATAGTGAATTATTGCTCTTCCGTATGTTCCGTTGGCAATACCAATGCTGGTTAGATCGTTTTCAACTTGTGGAGTAGCTGTACCAGTAGTAGTATTATCACCATTATCGGTTGCTGTAAATAGTGTACCTGTTGTACCTGCGCTGGCTCCAACATCTGCCCAGATTGTATTACCGGCTGACGCAATTCTATACTGTCTGCCAACAATAAAACTACCAGCTGATACATTAGGAATGTTAACGCTAGTTAATGTAATAACTCCAGCATTCGTATTGTCGCTTGCACTGAAATCTGCATACAATGCTAGTCTGCCAGAAGATAAAACACTAGCAGTAATATGTACATTTGCATCCATATCCATATTGATTAAATCTGCCAAATCGGCCATGGTGGTGATGTTAGTAGGAACTATGATGGT